ATTTAACATCATCTGCATCATCTGCTTGTACTCCAAAATCGCTAATAAACACTAAAGAACCAGCACCACCATAAGTAATATCTCCAGAAGTTGGAGTTGCTTTACCCATTTTGATAGCAAATAAAGTCTTTGCAGCGTGAGCAGTGTACAATTGTTGATAAGAATCCTTACTTGGAGTTCCTGTTTCATCAATTGCAAAACCTTCACAATCAAAAGATTGAGAAAATACTGGACTAGGTGTGTATTCATTACCACACTTAGAAGTTGCATCAATAGTGTCGTTAGTTGATGTCAATGAGTTTGTAGTTAGACAAGCAACTGGTTTAAAAGTACCATCGTTGTTTATGTCTGCAAGTAGGATATAATCTCTACCGCTTACTTTAGTTTCTGCCATTTTATTTTAATTTTGAGTTATTATTAAATTATAAGTTATTATTGTTCTAAATACGTTGTCCAAAGGGTTTAAACCATCTAAATTTCTAATTGCACCTACCACCAAACTTGAAGCATAAAACCCATTTGCAAGGGTTATATTTGTGTTTGAATTGATTGCATTTAGTATTAAATCGCTTATCGTTTCGGCTCTTTTATAACCAAAGTTACTATTTTTTATGACAATGTCAACATCAATGGTAACTCCATTAGTGTAACTGATTTTGCCTTGTTCTTGGTTTGAAGTTCTGCCACTCATAATGATATACTCATTAGGTGCATTATCAGGTGCTATGCCATCATAAACAGGCAATGCACTTGAACTTGTCAAGTTAGTATAAAACCACTTTTTTATTTCTATATTAGGGTTAAGCATTTAATAATTTATTTAGTCTTTGTATAAGTTTGGGTTTTTCCATTTCATAAGCTGGTATTAAGAATGGTTGTGGTCGCATACCTTTTCTTAATATGCTTAAAGCTATTACATAAGCTAAACCCTTATCATTTTTACCATTACCAATACCCTTTCGTTTTACCCATAAAGTTAAGGCTTCAACCATATCTTTAAACTTGCCACCACTTTTACCTTTAAATTGTTGAGCATAAGATGTAAAGTCAGCTGGTACACTTACTTGTGGTCCTGTGCCAAATTCAACATAAGCAGAATATGAAGCGTTTGCTGCAACTGTATATGTTAATTCACTATCCTTAGTTAATGCTATTTGATTTCTTAATTGACCAAAATTTACTGGTGCTAATCTTTTAGCTTGATTCTCTATTTTAAGTGCAGATGCGTTTATTTCATTACTTACATCTTCCTTTAAAGCAGTAGTCAATTTATTTAACTTTCCTTCAAGTTCTTTCATTCCACTTAAACTTACTGCAAATGCCATTAGAAGTACATTAATATTTCATAAAATCTAAACTGGTCCTCTACATCTTTGATAGAGTGTATTGTATATCTATCACCATTTACCTCTATTTGGTAATTATTGTTGATTGTTACATTGCACCTGATATATAACTTAGCAGAACGAGTAAAACTCAATTGTGCCTCTAATAATGCTCTATTTTGATTCTCTGGTCTAAAATCACCAAATACAACCTCTTGCAAGGCAAAGGTAGTCGTAAAGCCACCTTGCCCATCAGCAGTCCTTGTAGGCACATATAAGCCTATTTCAGAGTACATTGTATTGGCATCCACATAATTTGCTTTCTTGCTTCCTAATCTCATAATATTGGGCTTATTCTTGTCCAGCGTTGACAGGCTTTCCAAGACTTTTCACAAATACCTGTATTTGAATCTAATCCTCTATTCTCGTAATCGTAGCTTACTTGGTCTAAAATAGCAATCTTTAAGTCATTAGGCACAGTTGCATATCCTACAACATAAGTAGCCTTTAAGTTTTTAAAAGGAGGTCTTTGTAATTGTGGAAACTTACCACCTACTAAAGTATAATCAGCAGCTACTATTGTATCGTTATTTTCATCTATTAATGAAGTAAAACTATTGACTGGTCCATAAGGAAGGTTAAAACCACCATCAAAATTAGTAAACCAAACAACGGCAGTCTTAGGTATTAAACTCAAGCCTGTGCCTACTTCAATGGCTTCTCTTGCTTGTTTAATCATTAAAGAGATTTGGTTATCATCAACGGAAGTAGTTACTCTGCAATACAATTTAGCCTCTGCTAATGTTACTGGTTCAACCACAGTACCTATATCGGTTAAAGTAAAATCTATAATAAAATTAGAATATGCCATATATCTTTTTTACAAATTTACATTATTTATAATAAAAAACCCCCTACTAAATAGTAAGGGGTCTTTATATCTATGTAAGATTAGAACTATACGTTTCCTAAGTCAGCATAAATAGCTGAAGTTGGTTGCATTAAGTTAATATCTTCATAACACTCGATACGAGCAGTAACCATATTTTGTTGGAAGTTACTTGCATTCTCATAAGAGAACTCAATAGCCATTCCTTCAACCTCAATTCTTTCTACAAAGTTGTTATCTAAAATAAGAACCTTATCATCAGTTACCCAAGATGCAGCAATTACTGGAGTTCCCCATATTGTCATACCACCATTAGGATTAACGATAACACTACCAGAACCAGCATAATAACCAGCAGTAATAGTCTCTTTCAATAAACGACCTAATTGAGTTGGAGATACCAAAGCAACTGAAGATACGAAATTCGCACTCTTTTGGTTACCGATATAATCAACTAATTGCTTTAAATCAACAGTTTCAGCAGTTGTACTAGAACCAGTTGCAGCATTAGATACAGTTGTGTAGAAAGCAGAGTTCTCAGCTTTGTAGAAATCTCTAGTTAACATTCTAGGTAAAGTTGTGCTTAAGAAAGGCAAACTTCTAGCCATTTGCTTAGAGAAAGTAGAGAAACCAGCGATGTAGTCATTAACTACTTTCACTTCGCTTAATGCGTAGTTATTCTCACCTTTGTTTGAACCTTCAGTTTGAGCAGCAATGTTATTAGTTGTTGCAGTTTCTTTGTAGAATACATACAAACCACTTTCAGAACGAACAGTAGGGATTAAATCTCTAAAGTTTACTGCTTGACTTGGCAATACAGATGCATTAAGAGCATAAGATGCTTGAGCATCTCCTGTTAAACTTGCAGATAAAGTCATTGACTTTACATCTCTTAAATCTAAACGGAATTTTCCGTTAGACTTCATTTGTTTTTCCATCTCATCCATTTTACCATCTAATTTCTCGATGATAACTTCGTCAAGATGTTTTACTTCACGCTTTGCAGCTTTTTTTGTTGCAGCAGCTTGAGCATCAAATTGTTTTTGTGCTTCATCTTTTACAACTCTAATCTCAGCTTTAGTTTCTTCTAACTTAGCTTCGATGTTAGCTTGAAAACCTTTAAGGTTCTCAGCCATTTCGTTAATAATGTTTTCCATTTTTACTTTTTTAATATTTTATTAAATTCTTTAATTGCCTTCAGGACTTGTTCATCATTGTTTTTAATTTCCTCAATTATCGGCTCAGATGATTGCTCGGTCTGAGTGATTTCTTTAATGATTTCAATTTCTAATAATTCTGATTGAATCCTTTTTATTTCAATCTCCATCAACGCAAAGGTCTCATCTGTGAAACGACCACCTTTAAACGCTTTCAAGAGTTTCTCTAGCCTATTTGCTAATTGCTCTTTCTTAACTTCACTTTTAACAGAGATTGTTGGTGTCTCTGGGTTTGCTGCCCATAATACTGCACTACCTTCATAAAGTTTAAGTTCACTTATTGTTCTTATTCCGTTTTTATCTACGCTTGAATTAATTGTACTAAATCCAATTGAGTGCTGATTGATAAGACCTGCATCGTACATCTTAATCATATCTTCACCTTTTTCAGTTTCTACTATTGGGGTAATTGCAATAAGCATATCTCCCTCAATGTATAATTGCTCAGGCTTACCGATTACGGCTTCCATTTCAGCACAATGGTCAACTAAAGACCAGATTAAGTTTTTACCTGCTGGACCTCTTTCTTTTAGAGTCTTAGTAAAGGCTTCAGGAACTATAATGTCATTATCTAAATCAATGTTTCCTGTTCTAGCCCAAACTGCTTTAACTCTACGAGTTTCAGTATCAACATCCATTACCTCGTAACCAATATCTTGTTTTTCAACAATAGTATCTTTTGATGCGTATGTTTTCATATTGACAAAGTTATTATTTTTTTTGTTATTGTATTAATGATGCTATAAGTTTTCCTATTGCTTGACCCATTACATTTTGTAAGGCATTCCAAATAACTCCGATTCTACCCATTGGAGGGTTGTCTGCTAAGGTTAAAAGTTTACCATTTGCACCTCTTACTGCTTCATAACCTAAAGTACATCTGCAATTACAAACATTGGCAGCACTTGCTTTGGAATCGCAAGGATGGTCCATTAATTCATAACCTAAGCCTACTTGATTGTTTGGCACTTGAAATTGCTTTTCCATTGGTAGTTTAGTTCCATCCATAATTAAATGGTCGGTATGGTCTCTTGGCTCTCTCCTTGTTCTGTTGTCTCTAGCTGCAATCCATTCTTTAATAGTTACTAATCCAGTTGCAGTTGCACCTACCATAGAACCTATGTTTGCTGCTCTGCCTGTTTCCGTTCTAGCAATAAGTTCTGCTCTATAATCTGTAATGCCTGAAGTTCTAAGCAAGGCAATTGTTTGAGGCAATGTAAGATTTTGCTCGGTTGACTGAATTAAAAATCTTCTTATTTGTTCTTTAGTTGTATCGGTAATATCTGCTGCTAATTGGTCTAAGCCATCATTTTGTAGGACTTGGATAATAGCATACTGAAAAGCATCTGTCTTAGCAGATTTAAACTCCATTGGCACATAAACCCCCTTTACAGACTTTTTAACGGCACTTTCGCTTATTAGAGCCATCTTAGTACCCATAGCTAAATGGAGCTTGTAAATGGTCTTTTTTAGGGCTTTGTCGCTAATTTTGTTGTAGTCTAGCGTACGGCAATAGGTATTCACCTGATTTTGTAGTTCTTTCTTGAACTTAGGCGAATATTGTTTTAATGCGTTGGCATATAGTTTTCTATAATCTTGCCAAATCATTTTATGGGTTTAGGTTGTCAGGAATATTCAAAGGTTGAAATTGGTCCGTAGGTTGCAAAGATGAAGGGATATAAAGTTTCTCCATTTCCTCTTGTGGAATATAGTCTGGAGTTTTGATACCCATAATCTCATTCTTTTGAGAAGGTGGAATCCACCAAGCCGTATTTAACCAAGCAACTTGCTCTGTCTTATTTGCCTCTAATTCTTGATAGACTTGAATATCATATCCTACATACAATCCACTATTTCTATAACCCCAATCACTATGTAATTTTCTATTTAAGTTATCAGTCAATGCATCTAACAAAGGAATA